CCTATCAGAAAACATTGTATCTGAGATTGAGAGGCTTAAACAAACGGACGAAAACTACTGGAACATATACGGTCTTGGAGAACGTGGTCAAAGCAAGGCTGTCATCTTCACCCACCAAGAGATAGAAAAGATACCTGAGGGTGCTTCGATTGTTGCTGCTGGTATGGACTTCGGGTTTACAAACGATCCTACTACACTTGTTGTGGCTTACCGCAAGGACATAGACTTATACTTTGAAGAGCTTGTGTATCAGACTGGATTAACAAACCGTGATATTCATACGAAGCTGCAGTCGCTTGGCCTTGACAAGCGCATTGAGATCTTCGCTGACTCAGCCGAACCTAAGTCAATTAAAGAACTCCAGCTTTTCGGCTGGAACATAAAGCCAACGGCCAAGGGTAGGGATTCGGTTATGGCTGGTATTGATATGCTGAAACGCTACCGCTTGAATGTTACCAAGCAAAGCGTTAACTTAATCAAGGAGCTGCGCAACTATAAGTTTATTGAAGATTACAACGGCAAGGTTCTGAACAAGCCAGTCGATGCATTCAACCACGCTATTGATGCAGCAAGATACGCTACATACAACAGACTAAGCAGACCTAACTACGGAAGGTACGCAGTAAGATAAAACCGTTACTTTAATATGGAAATTGAAATCATTGTTCCGGAGGGGCTACACGATATTAAGCTAGAGCAGTATCAGAAGTTCCTCGCCTTGCAGAGCGAGGACGATATGTTCTTAGCACAGAAGTGTGTTGAGATATTTTGCAACGTGCCTTTGATACTTGTCGATAGAATGCCATATAACAAGGTTAGGGAGCTTTCTAATCGTATATATTCCTATTTGCAAACCAAGCCCCAGCTCGTAATGAGAACCAAGCTTAGAAAGCGTGAGTTTGGTTTTGTACCAAACCTTGAGCAGATTAGCCTTGGAGAGTTTACGGACATAGATAGCAACATAACCGACTGGAAGAATATGCACCGGGTTATGGCTGTACTATACCGACCAGTCGTAACCTATGCAGGAGATTACTACGATATAGAAGAATACGATGGAACTGACAAGTACGCAGACCTAATGAAACAACTGCCACTTGATGTTGCGCTGAGTGCGCTGGTTTTTTTTTATCGTTTAGGGATGGACTTGTTGGAGTGTATGACAGCTTATTTAGAGGATCCGGAGATCAGGACCTCTCTGTTGAAGGGAACTTCGGAAAAAAGTGGGGCTGGTATAGTAGCTTTTACGCACTCGCTAAGGGAGATGCAACAAAATTTGAAGGGGTTAGTAGACTCCCAATTCACACCGCTCTAACGTACTTGGAGTTCGAGAAAGAGAAGGGTGAACTAGAAAGAAAACTATTAAAGATATGAGAGGGTATTACGATTTACTTGAAAAGCTTAGGGTGTCGCTGGAAGCGAACCCAAGCATCAACACGGTTACGGAAGGAGATTTGCTTGACGTTGATTTAGCAAAGCAGACTATCTTTCCTTTGTCGCACATCATTGTGCAGAACGCTACGTTTGAAAGCACCACTATTACATTCAACCTAAACATATTGTTTATGGACCTGGTGGACTTCAACAAGGAAGATCCTAAGGCAGACGTTCCGTTCCGTGGGAACGACAACGAGCAAGACGTTCTTAATACTATGCTGGCTGCAGCGAACAAGCTATGGAGCGACCTATCAAGAGGAGACCTATACGTGGACAAGTATCAAATCTCAGGCACTCCAAGCTGTGAACCTTTTGTAGAACGGTTCGACAACCAGGTCGCTGGTTGGGATATGAGTGTAAGCATAACAATAGCCAACACTGAAATAAGCGTTTGCTAATGGCAGCCTTTGATCCAACATATCTAAAGGAAGCGTTTGAACGCTTTGGAGTTTCGGTAGTGGACAAGGCGAAGCAAAACCTAAAATCAAGCGGTAAAATCTCTACTGGAGCTCTTAGGGATAGCATTGAGTACGACTTCAAGGAAAGCAAAAGCGGAGCATCTTTTGAGTTCTCGTTTCTTATGGAGGAGTATGGGGAGTTTCAGGATAAAGGGGTTAGCGGAATTAAGAAAAAGTACAACACTCCATACAGCTATAAGAGCAAGATGCCACCTCGTGGCGTACTTGACAAATGGGTGGTTCGTAAAGGACTAAAAGGCATTCGTGATGACAAGGGTAGGTTCATATCTCGCAAGAGCTTGGTGTACTTAATTCAAAGAAGCCTATACAACAAAGGGATAAAACCGAGTTACTTCTTTAGCAAGGCGTTCAAGCTTGAGTTTAGAAGATTACCTAGCGACATACGCAAAGCATTTATGCTGGACGTTGAAGAATTTATGAAATTTACACTAAAAAATATATTTGACTAATGCCTATCATAGCACCCTCCAAACTTATAGGCGCAAGAAGCCCTATATACATTACAGCTAACTATGCAGCTTTAGCTACGTCTATGCTTGACGTAACCCTAGAGGTTTATATATGGAATGCTGCTAGAGGCAGCAGACCATCTGCTGCAGCTTATACTTTATTCCGTGATGTCTTTGTAGGAAACGATCTATCTTCTGACATAGCACCTTTGGTAGAAGAATACATACAAAACGATTATAGCAGCACAAGTATCACTGCTGCCCAGGCATCTATTGATAAGGGTGTATGGTGGGTGCAGATAGACTACAACGTAAGCTACTACAACAAGTCTGATCCTCCAACGGTTTCTAATGATAGCGGAAGTACTGATATATTCCCAGTAAGCAACGGCTACCATACGTTTGCTGAGGGTGCTAACTTTGAGATTCCTTCTTTGTTCTTAAATCAAGTAAGCCGGTTATATGTTAAGGAAGCTGGAAACGAAACTATATCTATATGTATAGGTGAGTATGGTTCAGAAGATGTGCAAGAGATTGTATTTAGTAGTGCTGATGACGATTATACTATTGACCTAACTTCTTTCCACAATCCTGCACAGCCAGAGGGTTCTATTGTTGACTTTCCTATTGGAGCAACCAACCTTACTACCTATCTTACTGCATTAGGGTTTATAGGGACGATGCCATCGGCATTAGACACCTACACATTAGACTTGCAGGGTAGCGCAGGGTCTTTAGACTTTGTAACGATTGAGAAGGTATGTGAGCCTAAATACACAATCAATAGAATTGACTACATAAACCGTTATGGAGCTTGGGATTACCTATATTTCTTCAAGCGTAGCGATGACGATTACTCGGCTACCAAGTCCGAGTATCGCAAGTCGATAGGATCTGCCGGAAGCGGTGGATTTACATACGACGAAACGGAAGAACAATATAAAAACTTCAATAGCAACTCAAGAACCACAACTACCTTGAATAGTGGTTGGGTTGTAGAGGGCTATAAGGAAGCTTTTAAAGACCTTTTAATATCCGAGCGCATACTGCTCAACGGATTGCCTATTAACGTTGTTACAAGCTCTCTAAGACTTTCTAAGTCAATCAACGAAAAGACGATAAACTACACTATCCAGGTGATTGAAGCATACGATACACGCTATGTATAAACTAGACTTGTATATTGATGGACAACAAGCCGATTTGTTTGGCGATGAGTCCGTAGAAATGATGCTCACCACTCAAAACGTGAACGATCTCGGTGCGGTTTATGGTGATTATAGCCGAAGCTTTACGCTTCCGGCTTCACCAAGAAACAATTCCATATTCAAGCATTACTACAACGTCGATATATCCGGAGGTTTTACTGCTGCACTTCGTACTGATGCAGTCATAGAGGTAAACAAGAACCTATTCAGAGAAGGATCACTTGAGCTTACAAGCGTTCAGATGCAGAAGGACGAGCCATACGCATATACGGTAAGCTTCTACACTTCGACCACTTCACTTAAAGACTTGTTCGGTGAGGATCAGCTCACCGACCTTGACCTATCAGCTCAAGACCACAGCTACAACGACACGAACATAGAAGCTGGTATAGATGGCTACGTTTCCGGAACGGACAACGCTATCATCTACCCAATGATTACTCCGGTAACTCGCTGGTTCTTTAATTCGCAAAGCGGTAACCACGATACTGGAAACATACACTACACCAACAACACTGACCACGGTGTGTACTATTACGACTTTAAACCAGCTATCAAGCTGACCAAGGTTATAGATGCTATCGAGGCTAAGTACAACATCGAGTTTCAAAGTGGTCTTTTCGACTCTATTGACTTTGGTAATTTATTTATGTGGTGCCACCGCAGGGCTGGGTATATGTTCAAAGACCAAGCAGTAGGCCCGACTTCAGAGCTTATAGAATTAATCTCTGGAGATGCTGCATTTGACTCTACGCTGCATAGATTTCCAGTAACCTCCACCTCTAATCCTGCACTAATAGCTTACAGTCCTTCTACAACTGCCTCTACCAATTATAGAGTAGATGTTTTTATTAACGATGAAAGGTTTTCCTACAAGGAACACACGGGTAGTGCAACTAATGTTTTTGTTGTCTTGCCACCTCTTTCGGTAGGTGATTATGTAGAGCTTCGTTTAGCACCAGCAGGAGACGGTGCGCCCGTTACCGTTGGTATGATTGCTAATTGGTATGCTGACACATCAGCAGTAACTTTATTAGCAGCGACAGCTATCACTCTTGCGATGACCACGGCTGGTATAGTAACCATATCAGAACAGATGCCAGAGCAGAAAATAGTTGACTTTATGGGCAGCTTAATTCGTGCCTACAATCTTGTGGTGGTTCGTTCAGCAAAAAACAAGTATAAAATTGAGCCTTTGGACGTGTGGTACTACGAAGGAGCAACACACGAGATAACCAAACACATAGACACAACTGACCTAACCATAAATAGACCAGAGCTGTACCGCAGAATATCCTTTGAGTACAACGAAACAAAAGCTATTCTAGGAGAGGAGTATAGACTACAAAACGACGTAGGCTACGGAGACTTAAAAGCAGACTTTTCGTTTGACGGTGGAGAGCTTGACGTACAAGTAGGGTTTGATAATATGCTGTTTGAACGCTTGAGCGATCAATACAGCTCCGGTGTAGGGCTAACGGACCTCAACGTGGGGCAGTCTATTACAAGAGAAGGAAAGCCCTACATAGGGCTTCCTTTTATCTTCTATGTAAACGATGTGATTACCGTTGGCTCATCTTTTCATTGGGAGTATATTGATCAGACCACTAGCACAAATGAGAAGTTTGATATGTGGCTGATAGGAAACGTAAACGCAAACGAGGCAGAATTAGTAACAAAAACACTAAACTTTGGTACAGAGGTAGACCCTTATCTGCTACAAGCATTCAGCCAAGGTCTGTACGATACGTACTGGAAAACCTACATAACAAACTTGTATAGTCAAAGCAGAAGGCTATTCCAGTACACTGCCCAGCTTCCGCTTGGCCTTATGCTAACGCTTAACAACAACGATAAGCTTACAATAAATAGTCGAAACTATATTATCAACTCCATAAAGCTTGACCTAAATACTGGAGCAGCTACCTTGGAGCTGCTTAATCATATGGGAGATGTAGATCCTGCTTTGTTCTCTGAAATTCTTACGGAGCAAGGAGAATACATTATTACGGAAGCTCTTGAGTATATAATTGAAGAATAAGACAAGTGTAAAATATGAGCTACATACGTTACTTGATTGAGATGCTCCCTTTGGTTGAACAAGACACCGATAACATTAGGATAGCAAAAGGCAAATACCAAGAACCAAAGACCTGGCACGAATACTTTAAGAAAGAATGGCGCAAAAAGAAACAGTAATAATTGACGTACAAACCAACGCTGCTGAAGCTACCGAACAAGTAGATAGCGCAGTAAAGGATTTGAAGCGTTCTGTTGATGAGACAAATACCGCCTTAGATGAAACCTCAAAGGTAGGTAAGAACTCTTTTGACAAGGTAGGCGACTCTGCAGAGGGCGCAACTAAAAACGTAGACAAAGCCAAGGGTTCGTTAGACCGTTTTAATAAATCTGGAAGGGAAACACAAGAAACCGTAGATGGAGCTGCTGGTGTTCTTGACGAGTTTACTGGTGGTATGGCAAGTCGCATCAAGATGCTGGCCACAGACTTTAAAGCTTTCGGAAAGGGAGCTAAGGTTGCTTTTAAAACTTCGGTAGCCGGTGCAAGTTCACTTAAAAAAGCTATCATAGCCACCGGTATTGGTGCGCTTGTAGTTGCTGTTGGTTTGCTTGTAGCGTACTGGGATGACATTGTAGGATATATAAGTGGTGCTTCAAAAGAACAA